GGAAATTCCTCGGGGGGTAACCATTCCGTTTGAGGTTTGAACAAAGGGATCTGCATTAGTTATGCGGACATCTTTCACTCTTCCATTTTTTATACCCTTCTACCCAGGTTTCTTCTTTTTCTTTCGGAGCCGTATAATCTCTTTCAATAATCATATCAATGTAATGTTTAGCTTTTTCTAGATCTTGAACTTCTCCTTTATTTGCGTGTCTGCAGATATATTTAATAGCATTTCCTTCTGCGAATTGCAATTTGTTCTTATTTATAAACTCACTTGGCTGCATCACCATGTCCATATAGTGACGGCCTCCTATTTGTTTTTTATATGCACTCATATTTGATAACTTTTGTAAAAATCTTTTGGTTCTATAATATGTAAATTTTCTTTCGTTCGGGTTGCCCCTACATAGAACAATCGATTTTCATCATCAGGATTCCTTTCATATCCTTTTTGTGTATTTAGACTTAAGTCTGTTAAGAGAACAACATTTTGGGCTTCTCCTCCCTTAACCCCATGTATTGTAGATAATAAAATACGGGGCTTTTTATTTAATTGTTCTCCATTGCTTCTCATCTTTCTGATGTATTCGACCTTTCGTGAAGAAGCATCGTCCAATGCTTCGTACCAAATTCCATCAGTTCTTAACCCAAAATCTTTTTTTAATTGAGTAATATTATAAAAACTATCCTTGACCATTCCAAACATTTTTTCTTTTTCTAAATTTTTGGGACTAATAAAACTAAAAATTCTTTCTATTTTGCTATGTTCAAGAGAAGCGCCTTGACGTAATTTTTCCCAATCGATAATCGCTTCATATAAATCCTCTTCATAAGATTTTTTAAATTTATTTTTGTAATATAATCCTTTTTGATAAAGCGTTTCTTCGAGTTCATTTAACATATAACGTGTGCGAGCCAGAATGAGCCATTCTCCTTTAGTCATATCGACTTGTTCAAAATCATGATATCGCTTTAACGTTCCTGCATAGGTTCGGGGTTCCCATTTTTTAGCCAAACGATTAGAAACTCTACCAATAATTTTCATGGCTACATCATGAACCGCACGAGGGATTCGGTATGACTGAGTTAGATTTAAAATTTTCCCTGTCTGAGCAATAAAGCTGTCGACATCAGCGCCAGCCCATCGAAAGATGGCCTGATCATCATCACCGGCGATATAAGAGTCTCCTGATTTATTCCAAATGCTTTTCGCCATGTCCCATTGGATCAGTGACAAATCTTGCGCTTCATCAATGAAGACCACATCAAAGGCCGGAGACGCATCTGATTTTACAAACTTTAAAATCATGTCGTTAAAATCAATAAGAGTATATTCTTTTTTATAGCGTTCTAATTCATTTGCTAGGATTCTTAACTTATCAAATTCAACATCCTGAGTATGCTCTTTGAGATCATATTGCCTTTCAAAAGAAATGTTACGCAATTTTGCGAGTTGAATAATTCGTAAGTAATCGCTTTTAGTTGCAAAAATTCCTCCTTCTTCATCTTCATATTCCATATAATCTACAGGAAAGCCTACTCGCTTTCCCAAATCTTCATAATGACTTTTTTGCATCACGTTTTCTTTTTTAATTCCCAATCGTCTAAAAGCCAGGGAGTGAAGCGTTCTAAAATAAGGAAGATCATCTTCACTTAAATTAAATTTTTCCATGGCACGATCCCGTGCTTCATAGGCTGCTTTTTGAGTGAAGGCAAAGTAGCCAATCTTATTAGGATCCGTTGTTTTTAAATGATCATCCACTTTATTCAACATGGTCGTAGTCTTGCCTGTACCTGGTGGTCCTAATACAATTGTTTTCATGGGATAGGGACACCTAAATAAATTTGAGCCATCATCAAATAGTGAATAAACAAAATTAATAAAACTTTTTGCATTAATAAGGATCCTTCGGTCTGAGTTCTTTAGGAATATAAGGGGTTTCAATTCTTTCTAATGAGCTGGCTACAATAACAGAAACTTTCTTTTTACCAATCATCATTCGATCTTCAGCGCATTTAAAATGTTCTTTGAGCATTTGATGAGTGAATTGAGGTTTTTCATCCCATTTCTTTTTAACTAAAAAGCCATGATAAAATTTACTAAATATAAAGTAATGTTTTTTGTCTGCCTGAAACACACTTCCTCGTGTAATGTCTTCTTTGGTTGCGGTTGTTGAGCTACGATTCGTACAAAATTCTTCAAGATGATCTTGAAGTTGATCAATTTTGGAAGAGCCTGCTGGAGGATCAATATCCTCTCGTCCGTCCATTAAGTCTTGAATAAGTTTTTTCCATTCTTTTTTAGAAATAGTAGGAAGGACTTTATTAATTTGTTCTAAGACCGCTATTTGAAATAATCTTTGATCATAGAGTGTTACTGCATTTTCCAGTCTAACTCTTTCTCCATCCACATTGACATAGTAGTAAGGTTTGTCGAGTAAAATTTTTTGTAAATCACTAAGAAGAGGAAAAGTAACTTCTCCTCCGATTCCAAAAGGTCTTGTCTTGCATAAAAATTTATCACAATAACTACACATGGGCTCGTCTTTACATTTATATCCCCATTCTTTTTTCTCATGTTGCAGTTTAATTCTTTCTACTGAAGCATCGTCCAATGGAGGGACCATATAATTTTGATTAAATAAAATTAATTTATTCTTCCATTCTCCAGGCCATTTCTTTTTAGCGTATACAGCATAATGAAATAGAGTGTTATCTCTTTTGCCTTCACCAATTTTTTCAGCAGCTAAGGTTTCAATACATGGAGGACCATCAATAAAATCAGATTGTTTTCTTTTAATATTAAGATTTTCTAATTGTTCTGGTGTGAGTTTATTTCTTTCATAGACTTCAAAAAAACCATCTAGTGTAGCAGCTTCTCCATTTTCTAGAAAGGCATATCTTGTTGTTTTTTGTGAATTAAAATATGGTAAGTTGAGGAAATTTCCTGTATCCTCTTTGGAATTTAATTTGATCTGTTTTGGAAAGACTTCAGAATTTCCATACCCCAACACCGCACTAATGGATAATAATTTATTTCGTAATATTTCTGCGTCCACAGGCACTGTGGTAAATAAAAAGACATGAGCACCTCCACTTTTAGATCGACACGTCACTAAGGGAAGATCCGTTTCTCTAATTTTTTTTAATAATTGTTTATGATTAAAGCTGGCATAGCTGTCTATATCAATACATCCCCAAGAACATTTATTATCTTCATTAATGGGAATGATGCCAAGACTAGGTTCAATACCTTTGAGATGATTCTCCCATAATAAATCGGTAACAGGTTCACGTTTAACAAAAGATTTACCTTTAAGTTTGGTTCCATCTGCATTCTTTTTTTCAACGTGGGTACAGCCATGTGCTCGTTGTAAGCCCTTAAATATTTTTTTAAATTGTTCTATCATATAATTAAAAAGGGCGGCTTGAGTCTCCCGCTACCGCCCCCTTCCAAACACGCGTCGGAATCTTTTTAAAATGGTGCTTCTTCACGTTTATCAGTGCTATGTTTAGCTTCCACTTCACCTTTGCTGACTCTAGCAGCAAACTGTTTAGCTATGTCGTAGACTGATTTATCTTTAACAGGACCTTCCTTAGACACATCCCATCCAAACCATGTTCCCTTGTCATTAGACATTTGAACAGTTTTTAACGTATAAATGTGGCTATATGTTGGCGGCGTAAACAAACCGTTTTTACCTTGAAGTTTAATCCCCATCATCATTGAGTTCCATTTACGACTAATTTTTAATTGAGTCGCCTTCATAGAAATCAACGCGCTTGAAGGACTATCACCCAACACAATCACATAGTGACTGGCTGTGTTTTCAAGATAGTTGCCATTGGCTAAACGATCTTTATTTGATTTATCCCGTGTTGTTTGAGGTATGTCATCGCCTGCTTCATAAATATGAACAGGTGAGCCTTGACCCTCTCCTCGGTCTTGCCATTCAATATACTGTCTTTTGTAAAAGACTGGCAAAACACTAATCCCTTTCGCGCCGTCGTACAGTTCAGTGCTGACTGTATTCAAAATCATACCAGGTTCAGCCCCTTTTATATATTTTGATTTGCCGTTCCTTGTATTGACTTCGGGCGAAAGTTGACCCAAGACTTTCAGAAACGGTAACGCAAGATCATCCTGCGTTATGTTCTGAGCACCTTGGTTTGCATCAGCTTCAAACATAGTTGTTGCTAATGCTCCACCAGCATCGCGTTTCGTGATACTTGTTTCTTTGTTCGTGGTCATTTTTTCTCCTTAATTGTTGTTCGGTTTCCTACGAACACGTTAAAAATATCCGTTGGCATATCTTTGCCATTTTCAATACGCTCTCGGACCAGCGCTTTCAGGGTCATAGGCTCAACCTTCAACTTTTGTGTCGGTTGAAACCCTTGACCCTTCGCAAGGTTAGCATATTCTGCCGCCTTGTTA